ACAGTACCGCCGCCTTTCCATATGGGAGTAACTTTAACCGCTCCCACTCCCTCGATTGCGCGAGTTTCAAGTTGATATTGACGTACATTGCCGCCAAAGGCTCGCTCGCTGAAGCTGTCAAAATAACGCTGTCGTATGCTTTCCGTACTCTCTTCATCTTGAGCGGGTATGAGCAAGTCAGTTAACTCAGCCGTTTGAATACGGGGGCTGCCACCCCACAAGGGTACAATGTTTCCGAAAAAGTGATTACCCTCGCTGCCCGCCTGTTCACAACGCATTTCCCATGCTCCGGCTTCCCCGTCTATCCGATTTTGAGCCATATATGTCAGAGCGGTGTTTGGCATGGAAAACCGCCGTCCGGTTATGTCCGCCCCTGCGGGAGTGAATATTCCCCGCAAAATGGCATGGGTCGCAGGAAAGGGAATAATCCGCCGTTCCGAGGCCCTGCGTATGAGAAACTCGCGGCTTGCGCTATCGCCGAAAGATTCCACAAGTATATCGTCAAGCGCAAGATAAATTAACTGTAATTCAATGGCAGTTGAAGCGTTGGAATCCCAAATAATCGAGCCTTCCCTTTTGTCCCGTTGACTTATACGCTCCATCATTCGCTTGAGTATATTGTCAAAGTTTTCATTATTAAATTGTGGAGTGGGTACATGTTTCATCTAAAAATTCACCGCCCTTCGCGCTAAAATATCGCCGAAAACAGTAACTACCCGAAATGTTGCGTCTACTACCCCCCGGCGAGGGATGGCAAACTGCCAATTGTCAACCTTTGTTATGCGATTATCCCAAAGCAAAGCGCCCGTTATCCGCCGTTTGATTTCGGGTATTACATAAGTTTTGGGCATACCGAACAGGTCGGATAGTTGTACACCGTAGTTTCGCCCGTAGATAATGTATTCATATCGCTCGGTAAACAGGATTTTGTATACGGCTTGCTCCATTGCCGACAATTGGTCGGTGTTGCCGCGTATGTGGCGCTTTTCCAAATCCATTGCATAGGTAAAAGTAGGCTGTTTGGCTATCACAAAATCTTGTTGTAATATTCCGCTATTCTTTGGTATCATTGAAACTCTCTCCTTTCTGCAGTAAACTAAAAAGGATTTGTTCTAATCCGGTAAGTTCAACGCTTGTCCGGGGAAAATCGCGTAACTAGCCCGTCCCGAGCCTAAATTACGTTCGGCAATCTGCGGATTGAGATTATATATCTCGCGCCAACGATTGCCGTCGCCTAAGTAATGGCGCGCAATGGCCCAAAGGCTATCGCCGCTGTTTACCGTATGGGAGCGGGCTTTAGGCGGGTTTTCCGGCGGACGGTCTTCATGTATTATTGCCTCATAGGTTGCGTCTTGTGGCGCTTCCTGTGGCGGGTCGACAATTTCCGCTTCTTTTGTACCGAAATGCCGGAACTCTTTCAATACGATTTCAACTTCCAAGTCAAAACTATTTTCTTCCCAATTTTCGGTTACTACATGATATTCTAAACTCGCAGTTATATTACTATCAAAAAGCAATTCCCCGTTTGGCTTAACTCGCGAAACGATGAATTGAAAAGGCTCTTGCTTTTCCTTTAATTCCTCAAAAGCATCGAGGAAAAACGCCGCAGGTTCAAATCCTCCCGGGTAAACGGCAAAGGGATATTCGATTTGTGGAATCAAACAGGTAAATTCAATATCAAGTAAGCCCGCCTTTCTCAAAATGTTTATCTCACCGAAATTTATCAAAGATACCGTCCGATTTTGGTTCTTAACTTTGACTTGCAACTCAGCGGGCGCAACAGGTAACAGGATTCTGTTAAGATAAAAATCATACATAGTTATTTGTCCTTTCCGCCATAGTTTCTAAGGATTCTTCAACGCCATCTGTTATATATTCAACGATATAGTCTAAATCTGTTTCGTAGTTGATGGTATTGTTGATACCTGCAATACGCACATTGACCTTGGCGGTGGTGAATCGGTTAATATTATCCCGTTCGGCAATATCGCGCCAATATTTAAGGTTTTCGCCGCTTATATTCGCCATTTTGCCTGTATTACCCGCAATATCTCCTACATCTCGTCCGAGAGTCTCCAAGCCGTCGTTATCATAAAACATGTTGGGGTTCACCTCCCATGCATTGGATACTTCGCTTTCGATATCATAGTTTTGCGCGGCTCGCAGAGCTTCAATCTCTGCCAGTCGGTCGGCTGTAGCTGCTCGCGCGTCTGCTTGCATTTGTTCGCGCAGGGCATGTCGGTCGCTTATATTTTGCCTGACTTCCCTTTGATAATCGGCTAAAGCTCTGTTGCGGGCTTGAGTGGCTGCTTCGTTTTCCAATTGCGCTGTTGTTCCAAAAGTAAGCCGGTCCGCGACGCTGATACTTACACCGGGTAAACGATTTAAAACGCCTATGAAGCCGTTTATTATCCCGATTGCGCTGTTTACCAAGTTTTGTATTATGGTCAAACCTCGGCTCGCATGTTACCCATAAAATTAGCTATTGCGGTACTTGCCGTTTGGAAACCCAAACTCAGCATATCCAACATGTTCATTACATAATGAACCCCGGTCGTAAATCCGATTTTTACCCAATCCCAAGCGGTTAAAACAGCGTTCACCGCATGAAGCCATGCAATACGCAGACCACCCACACTGCGTACCCACGCTGCAATGGCGGTTATGACTGCCGTTATCGCAATAACTATCCATGTGATGGGATTAACCAACAGCGCCATTGTTTTAGCCCAAATAGCGGCGGTTAAAATAAGCTTTTTTATTGTAAGANCNATGGTTATAAGCTTCCANGCNNCNAAAGCCGCCGCTATNCCCCAAATGAGGGGGGCTATCATACNCCAATTGTCCATTATNACACTTGCCACCGCAAAGGCAATGTCTATCATCTCCGCAACCAATCCGATAATGAATTGTATCGCAGGTACAAGTCCCATTATCATAGCCTCGATTTGCGGCATGTGAGCCTGTATTGTTTGAAACAAATTCATAATGGCGGGTAGCAGTTGAGCGCCTACCGCAGCTCGGATATCATCGAAAGCGTTTTGCATACCAATCATCATACCCTCGGGGGTCTGCGCCATTTGCTCTGCCAAACCTTCCCATGATTGATTGACTATATCTTGAATAAGCAAGGCTCGCTGCATATCGTCCCCGTATTGCATAACTTGCTGTTGAGCCTCGGTTAAGTGAATTCCGGCTTTACGTTCCAACATACGATAATTACCCGCCATGGCTTGAGTAAAGTATTCTGCATAGGCTGCCATATCCTCGGCAGTTGCGCCGAAAATTTTACCTGCGCCCGCCGCAAAGTCCGCCAAAGAACCCATCATTATCTCTATAGCATCGATATCACCTACATGACGAGCTAATTCGTTTGCAGCTCCCATCATTGCCGTACCGCTTATCATGTCGCCTGTGTTTGCCTGTATTTCGGCTGCTCGCTCTTGCAAACGGATAAATTCTTCATAGGTTGCGCCCCTGTTTGCCATCACACCCGCCAATTGCTGCTCAAGTCGTATATTTTCATTGGTTAACTTAACCGATTGAGATATCCACTTTACACCCGCCTTTACGGAAAATACCCCCGCGATTCCGGCTATCATGCTTTTTAAACCTTTGGCGGCTTGTTCGCCGCTTGCTATTTTATCGTTAAATCTTTGTTGTTCATTAATGTTATCTCTGATATTTCTTTCAGTAGAGTTTATAATGTTGTTTAATTGAGCGTATGCCTTGTTTGCGCCGCTTGCGTCCATGTTTTGCAAAGCGCGGTTCATATCTTCTTGAGTTTGAACCGCCATTGCAAGCTGCGCCCGCAGGGCTTCCGTCTCGGCATTGGCTTGCTCTATGCCCACTACCTCGATTCGGCTTTGTTGTACTTCTTCTATTTGACTTCTTAAAGCAGATATTCGCTCCCCCATGCCGGATATATCATCGAGAGCGTTGGGCGGCAATATATCCATATTTGCCGCCTGTACTTTTATTTGCTCTTGATTAAAGGTCATTTGCAGCATTAAATCGTTGGCGGCTTCCATTTCCAACTTAAAGCGTTCTAAATCATTGCCGGAGAAAAAGTCCATATCCGGTGGACTTATCCATTCAACGGGTATTTCAACAGGCGACGGAGTGATTTCCTGTAAATCGGCGAAAACGTCCGCAAAAAAGCGGGTCCGGGCGCGCGCGTCCGGCGGGGGGTTTGGGGGGCGGGCCCCCCAAGCTATCTTAAAAAAAATCTTGATTACCGAAAACCTTATTTTCAATTTATTGCTTCCCCGCTTTAAATTGCATTCGCTTTAAATCGCATTAAAAAAATCCCCAAAATTTATTTTAAAGGGGATTGACATTTGCTTGAATTTTTGGTATTCTTATACAAAGAAGCAGGGAAGCGCTGATAACACTCCCCTGCGGGTAATGCGCCGGCGGGTTCGGCTGAACTCCCTAGTAATAAAATTACCGGAAAGTTATTAAATAAGCCTCTCCCTTACCTAGGGGGCTTATTTTTCGTGTTCTTGCCGTGTTTCCACGCAAGATATAACCATGTTGCCGCTAGTTTTAAACTTAATAATTCATAAAGCGACAAACAAACAGTAATGGTTATCGTCATAGGCTTCACCTCCTTTCGGAAGTTCAGCCTTGCGAACACCGCCCCTAAAGCGCATTACCTGC